TAGGCCCCCGATGTCAATTCTGTCCCGCCGCCCTGGTACACCCTCACTTTCCAGTTGTTCAGCGCGCTGCCCTGCGTAACCACGTAATACCACGCGTTCCCCGTCTGGCTCTCCGCAAACGCTTGCACAACTGTGTCCGACGAAAGCTTGTCTGACACTTGCGTGAAGTCCAGTGTGTCGCCCGTCGTAATCGTGTAGTTGCCCGAAAACGTCAGCGTCGCGATTGCATACACAAAATTGCTGGCGCTCGCGTCCACGTTGTTCGGACTCAAATTAATCGTAATCGCCATCTCTCCACCTTCCTTAGGAAGTGCCGCTAACCACCTACGACTTACCACCAGCCACTGACTTCCTGACGTTGCGGCGTTTAGACGCCTCGACGTTCAGACCACTCCCCATCCGCTTCGCCCCGAATACGGCCGTCTCCGCCGCGCGCATTGCTGCTCTCTCCTCACCGCCGCCGACACGAGGTCCTCGATCGCATCGCTCGCCGCGTCGTCCCACTTCTCCGCCAGCGGACTTCCTCTCGCCCAGCCCGCCAGTCCCGCGGTCGCGTATGCCAACGCTTCTTGCGCATTCCGCACTAACACCGGCGAACTCGCGTCCGCCAGGTCTGGATACGCCTTCAAATACCGCAATCGAATCTGCGTGTCCTGCGTCGCACCCACGAACCACAGCCCATCTGCGCGCCATTCCCAAACACTCAACGTCGTGTCCTGCGCCCGTGACGGCAGACCTCCATGCCGCGTCAGGTCCACCATCTCCGCAAAATCGTCCGTCGACCCGTTCGCCCGTTCCCACAGCTTCAGTGGCACCAGCAGGTCCGTCGGCAGCTGGTTCGGCGCCGCTGTCGCATCACTGATGCACACCTGCAACGACGCATCCTGTGCGTTCACCGCCGTCACCACCAGCAGCGCATCGTCCTGGATGAATCCTCCTCCGCCGGTGTTCCCCAACGAACGCTGCACTTTCCGGTACGCCGAATTCAGATACGGCAAGAGCACCGCATCCGTGAACAGATTCCCTTGCGCATCGTTCAGCAACGACCGCACCAGCGCTGTTATCTGCCCCGCCGTGTTATACGCACTCGATCCAACAACTGGCATGTCTTTCCACCTTTGTTTCCGCCAAGAACAAAACCAACCTGTCATCCTGAGGAGCGTTTTTGCCTGCGGAGTAGGCAAGCGACGAAGGATCTCAACCGATCTTCGACACTTCCCTCCGTGTCCTCTTCGCCTCTGTTCCCTCTGCGTTAATTCTTTCTTCCGACTACCGACTACTGACTGCCACCCTCCGGCAACGGGCTCTTCTGCAAATACGCCGCCACCCCGATCACCGCATTGATCAGCGCAGCCGCGGCCCCAATACGCACCGTCGCCCCGATCCCCGCCTGCAAATTGAAATGTCCGGGATCGATTCCCACCGCCGCCAATCCCGTCATCACTCCCCCGGACGCGCCGCTGATTCCCGCTGCCAGCATCCCGCGCATCCAGACCTCCCACCGCATCATCTTCTTGTTCACGTTATACTCCGCCGGAACCGCCATATCTTGCGGTACTGGTCCGCATATGCCTACAATGCGTGCTTATTGATTCCTTACTTGCAATAAGTTCTACTGATTCGTAAACTCTTCGTCCTCAACTTCATCCGAGGCTGCTTATGAGCAAGCTCCTGTCCCTGATCGCTGTGCTCGCTGCTGCATTGGCACTGCTCGTCCGCCACTACCACCATCTCTCCGCCTTCTACACGCTCTTGGGCATCGCTGCCCTCGCCGCTTTCTTCGCCGTCATCGGCCTCCGCCGTCATCCGGTCGCTCACTTCATCGAAGAAATGCGCCGCCTGGCCGACTAACTCCCCACCGCTAATTTGCAAGTGCAGCCCCATGCCGTATGTTGTAGCGCCGGGCTTCAGCCCGGCACCGTTGGTACATTCCATATCGTTGTAACTTGAGGGTGCCCCATCCTTTTGCGCTCTACGCGAAAGGGTGGGTCTTCTCTTCAGCCGTTGCACTTGACTCTTCTCTGCTTATTTCTTTGCTTCGTTCCTTCACTTCACAGTCACAAATTCCTGTCCGTGCAGCGCCGGCATCGCGTCATCCAACAAATCCAGGGCCCATTCCTCGTACTTGCGCTCTCTCCGCTCTTCCCGTCCATACAGACCCGCCCGTTGCACCGCCCTCGGCATCCGCCGCGACCATTCAATGGCCTGCGCCACCCGCTCCACGATCGTCGGCGTTAGTTGCACAAATTCCCCGTGTGCTCCCTCGATGGTGAAGCAGTGCTCATACTCTCCGCGCTCCGGATACGGCCCTAACGCCGGCACGCTTTTTCCATCCGTGCTTTCAACAGTTTGGGCATACCACGTACGCGGCGATCCATATGCTTCCGGCGGTACCCACCTCTCCACATGCCAACGATTCACCGCCGCATACTTCGGTTCCTCGCGTAGTTCCACCACTTCCCGAATCAAATTTCCTTGCTCGTCGCGATCTTCAAACTTCCCACCGATCCATCCGAGCCGGTTCCAGCCCCACACCACGCGGTAATTTGCCTCTCCGTATTTGTTCAACCCGCCCGCAGCCGCCAGTCGCGCAGCCACACTTTCCGGCGCCTCATGCCGTTCTCGCATCACCCGTACCATGTCTGCCGCCAAACTCTCCGCTAACTCTGCTTCCCTCTGCGCTCTCTGCGGTGATCTTTTCCACTCACAAAACACAAAGGGCCCAACACCCGTCGGGCCCCTTCACGTTGCGTTAACGAATCGCTTTTTGTTTGACTACCAACTACTGATAACAACTGTTTCCTCAGTACCCGCTCGGCCGCGCCAGCGTGTCGATGTACGCTCCACTCCGCGGCGAATCATTCCAAATCTGAAACGCCGTATCGAAGTAGAAGATGAACGATGCCGCCAAACCGCCGCTAGCGCCATAAATCGGGAACACCGTATTTCCATTCACCTCATAGAAATCGATGTCCTTCAGCACTGCGCGGCCCCAATGGCTCAGATCCAGAAAATCCACACGTGTCTGGTCCGCATTCACACTGGACTTGATCGGCACGCCGCTCATGGTCTTCCGCCCGGTGAACAGCAGGTCCAGATCGTTCCCGCCCTGCGATCCGCCTTCTTTGATCACCTGGCTCACGGTAATCCCCAGGTTTTCCCACGCATGTTCCTGTTCCACCGCCATGTACGCGATCAGCTTGCTCAGGTGATTGATGCCGAGAGCCTTTCTCACTTTGTTGATCGCCAGCCGCACGTTCGCCGGCGTCAGCGCTGCGTTGCCCGCGTTCACGCGCGGAGTCGCCAGTTGCACCGGATACGTCGCGCGGTTCAAGTTCAACCAGGTCCCTGTGGTCGCGCTGTTCTGGTGATACTTGATCCCGAACAACGAGACCGGCGAGGCCCCGCTCAAGCCGTCATGCACGATCACGTCGTTCGCAGTTAGCCCGCCTGGGTTCGCATCCACCACAATCGTCTGCGTCGCACTGATCGGATCCGCTGACACCACATTCGCTGTTCCGCGATTTGTTGTCAGCGTCGGGTCGTACACCTGAATCGTCTGCCCGGGATACACCAGCGCAGCCCCTGGCGGCGTTGCCATGGTCCACGTTGTCGTTGCGAACGAACTGATCGTTCCCAACACGCCATTCCCGCCCGTCTGCATCAGTTTGTCCAGGAACGCCCGGAATTGCCGCATCCCGTTCACTACTTCCCGCTTCGCTGCGTCTTCCACCGCTCGCTCGCGGCCGGTCGTCGCATACTGCGCCAGCTTCGTCATTTCCACCGCAAAGCGGAAGAAAATCGGCGAAACCTGCGCCACGTCATACTGCGACCCCGACCCGCGCCCCAAATCTCCTCCGTCCGCGTTGTATGATCCGGCCTTCCCGCCCGGCAACAACTGCAACGGCAGCCGCATGTTCCGGCTGGAGATTCGATCGATGTCCCCGCGCTGCTGGATCATCGTCAATAAAATGTCGTCGCGCTCGTAGAGCAGGGGCACTTTGTCGCGCACCTTCTCGAGCTGCAACGCGAGGACATTCGCGTTTGCTTGTGCTGGCATTGTTTCTTCTCCTTGTTTGTGAATGGCTCCGCTTCATCTCGTGCCGGCTTGCGCCGTCACTCAGGGCAGTTGTAGGGCCCGCCTTCTGAGGCGGGCCGTTCGGTCGATCCTGTGCCGCAGGAATCTCCCGGCCACCCGAAGCCATCCGCCATGTAGCGCCGAGGCTTCAGCCCGGCACACCACAGCCACTCAGGCGTCTTGCGAGAAGGCGCCAAACTCTCTAGTCGTTTTGCTTGTGTCTCGAAAGGGTCAGAGAACGGACGTGCGTCGCTATGAGTTTGTCGAAACAAACAAAAAAACTGTCATCCTGAGGAGCGTTTTATGCGACGAAGGATCTCAACCGATCGTGATCGCCCAATTCTCCGTTCTCTCGGGCTCTCCTCTGAGCACTCTGCGGTAATTCTTCTCTCCTACAGCCCTAAAATCTCCTCGTCGGTCACCCGCGAATAATTCACCCGCGGCCCACGTCGCACCGCCACCGCTTCCAATTCTTCCGTCGCGCGCTGCCGCGGATTCTTCGCCGCAGGATGTGCAGCCTCATACGGTATCCATCTCGCGTGATTGTCCGCGACAGGTTTCACCTCGACGCGAGCCGGTCCTTCGTTCTCTCCTCGCGCCGCCAAAGTGGTCTGCGTCCAGGCCCCGACCACTTTCTTCACCGCTCCCGGCACCAACTGCTGCGCTCGCTCATCGATTAACCGCACCACTTGCCCACGCGCCACCGCATCGAATCGCCGCCCCGCCAACACCCGCGCCACTTGCTCTCCCAGCTCACGGTCGCTCTTCAACGCCGCCTCTACTTCCTCTCGCACCGCTCCCGTAAGCCGCTCCTGTAGCGGCGCAGCATGCTGCGCCCCTGCTTGCCCAGGCGTAGAACCTCGTTTCAAATTCGGCAGCGCCTGTTCCATGGCGCGCCCGATCGCCGCCCCCACACTCTTTTCCAGCTCCGCATTCGCCGCCCGCTCCATCTCCCCGTACGCCCGCACCACTTCCTGTGGCACAGACACTCCTGTCTGTGCTTTGCTGTCTTCGCGGTCCTCTGCGGTCCTCTGCGTCTCTGCGGTGAGTCGTTTCTCTTCACCGGCCGCTCCATCCAGCAACCTCACCCCCGCTTCCACCATCGCCCGGAACGCCTCCGGATCCTGTGCCATCATGCGCTGCGCCAATCCCGTCCGCGCCGCCGCGTCGCCTCGATAAAACGCCGCATCAATTTCGTCCAGCGCCCGCGCCCGTTCCGCCGCCGACTTCGCTTCTGGGACTCCCCCTGGATAAATCTCCCTCAGCGTCCGCGCATCCTCGGGCGTCGCAAACACCTCGCGATACGCCGCAACTTCCGTCTCCGCCCTCTGCTTCCCATCCCACAACGCCTTCGCCTCATCTCCATGCCAGGGGTCCTTCATCCGCGCCGCCAGCCACTCCGGCACTTCGCCCTTGGCGCCGTCTTTGTAGGGACCGCCCTCTGAGGCCGTGCGCTCTCCCCGTGCAGCGACCCCTCGCTCATCATCCGTTAGCCTATCGATCGCCGCCCCGTCTCGGCCGCCCTCTGCGCTCCTCGGCGTCTCTGCGGTGAGTCCTTCTTTCTCCGTCGATTCTGGCGCCGCCTCCAGCCCCACAATCTGCTCGTCCGTCAGCGCAAACACTTCCCCGCCTGCCGTCATTGTCCCCGCGTCCACAAAATCCTCCGCCACGTTTTGGAGTGCGGGAGCCTCCTCCCGCTTTTCCCCAGAATGTATCCCTCACCCAGACTAGGCAGCTCTGCCGCATGACCATAGCCTCTCGATTCTCAAGCGGACTTGATTATCGTGAGAATAATCAGCTTCAAAACAAACCAAATCGAGTCAACCGCAATCTCATCCCTTGATCGCTTCATCGGATAACTCAACGCGGCGCACATTTTGCGGCCTCTATGACGCTCTACGCCGCAGGGCTGTGGAAAGTTCCAGTCACCCTATTGGGCTGGTTTCGTCTCCTGCATCGCCCGCAAATGCGCCTCCGCATGCGCCCGCACATTCCCAAACCCCGCCGGATTCGTCATCTTCGCCGCCTGCCCCGCCTCCGAGTTCGCCCACCGCTTGCACTCCTCAAACTCCACCGCGTGATCATCGAGCAACGCATCCACCGCCACCGATGGCAGCACAGTCACGCCACTCGCTGTTCCGTCGTCCCGAGTGCCAGCGAGGGATCTGCTTTGACCTTCCTCCGATGACCTCGGCATCCTCTGTGTCTCTGCGTTGGTGTTTTCTGGACTCGTCACTCGCCACTCGCCACTCGTCACTGCTCTTTCCACTACAATCGGCGCCCCACCCAGCAGCACCTGAATCTCCCGCAACTGCTTATTCCGCGCATCCTCCCCCGGCACCACCAACTCGCTCAGCCCCAGCACATTCTTGATGTACCCAACATTCGCCGGCTCCGCCAGCGCTTCCTGGATCAGCGGATCCTTCACCGCGAACAATTGCTGCAGCACGCTTCTTTGCTGCGACTTCAGTCGCGGAAAACTCTCATCCGCTTCCGCGTGCACACAGATATTCCCCTTCAAATCCGCCACCCGAATCAGCCGCGCATCGAGCGCGCCATCCGGCCCGAGCAGCGGCACCTCCACCGCTTCCGGCCGGTTCTTCCGGAAGCAATCTACGCCCAGCAGCATCACGTCTGCATAAAACTGCTTCAGCCTGCGCCACACCAGCCCCAACCGCCCCAGCGCCTGGTCGCGCGCCAACGCGTACCCGCTTGCCGTCTTCACGTCCTCCATGTTTCCTCCAAACACTGCAGGAAACAGTCCCGTCAGAAATTGCGCCACCGGGCCAATCAGATCCTGTTGATGTCGAATCATGTCAGGAGGCACTTGCGCCGGCGCTGGCTGGAAAAATCCTGCTGCCAACGGTTGCCCCGGCCGCGCACGCGCTGGAAAATGCGCTGCGGGCTCCGCCACCTGGTTCGAGAGCGAATCGAAATCCAACACTTGCGGGTCCGCGTAAATCGGAGGAATCCCGTACTCGTACGTCTCTGCCTGGATGTTCGACAGCGTGTTGTACCGCTCCTGCACCTGCACCAGCGAATCTCCCACGCTCGGACGGTTCTGCCCGTCCCCTGGCAACGCGTGCAGCACACGCCAGTGGTCATCCATTCCTTCATTTCGCGCTTCGCAATACGCGTCGCCCGCAAACGCCACGTAGCATCCGTCCGGAAACAGTGCCAGCAAATCTCGCCGCACCGTTTCGTCTTCCACGCCGTAAAACGCCCACGGCCGCAGCCACGTCCGGTCAAATGTAATCAGGTTCATCAGCGCATCGCCCGGATGCAGCGTCGGCAACCCTTGCTCCACGCTCAGCCGCGACACGCGCGCGTACACATCTTCTGCATCCTGCGACGGCGCGCTCTCGATCTTTTCCGCCGCCAGCGGATACGCCGCCTTCAACTTCGCCCGATGCACCTCTGCTTGCCATTGCAGGTACGGGTACTCGTGCATCTCATTTGCCCACACCGGCGTATTCAACTCCAGGCCGCCTGCAATCGAAATCACTTCCTGCCCATTCGCCACCCGCCGCACACTCGCTACTCGCGGCACCGTCACCCGCTCCGCCCTCTTCAAATCCTTCCCGCCAAGCTCCGTCCCGCAATCAGGACAAGCCCGTGGCACAGCCATTCCTGGCTGCGCGCCTTTCCCTGGCCCAATTCCTCTCCCGTTGTAGGGTCCGCCTTTTGAGGCGGACCGCTCTCCAATCGTTGCGTCTTGAGCGCCACCAAACGAATTGTCATCCTGAGGAGCCCTCCCGTGGCGGGCGCCGAAGGACCGATCCTCGCTAGGATCTCTCCGTGCCCTCTGCGTCTCTGCTACCTCTGCGTTAAGCTTTTGTACCGAGCCCTCCTGATCTCCGTTCGCCGTTCGCGGATCGCCCTCATCAACGGCAATTCTCTTGCCGCACTGCGGACAGACAATCGCGTCCCTACCCAATGGCACTTCAATCGCCTCCAGAATCTCCTCGTCCCGGAACCCGAACCGCTGCCCATCCTCCACATACCGCACATACGCGCCCAGCTTTCCGTCCGTCCACAAAAAATATCCAATCGCGGTGAGCAATTCCTCCACGTGATTGTTCCGCTCGATCAATTCCGCCACATCGCTAGCCGCGCGCGCCGCCGCAATGTCCACCAACGACTGCGTGCTCTGCGGATAGAACCGCACACTCGGAACGTCCTGGCTCAGCACCGCCACAAACGACAGCCCAAATCCTTGATAGAAATTCGTCACAAACTGGTACCGCGGCATCTCCTCCAGCTCCCGGTCATCCTTGGAACGCCGCTCGTACGGCAAGTGCCAATTCATATCCGCAGGATTCCACCATGCATACTGCATCCCCTGCCAGAACATCCGCGCCTGGCGAATTCGCCGAATTTCATGCCGCCGCGCTGCCACTCCCTCCATCCGGTATCCGCGCACCAGCTCCCGCAGCGCCGCCACTAGCTCCGGCCGCTCCTCCTCCAACCGCTCCAGATTCGGCCCCAGATCCATCATTTCCCCCGCCCATGTAGCGCCAGCTTTCATGCCAGCGCTTTTCAAGTTCGCATCATCAAATCCGTCATTCCGAGCGAAGCGAGGAATCTCTCCTGCCACTTCACCGTTCCAACTCTTATCGACCGTCGCCATGTTTCCGCGCTCCAAATTCCCAATCTCGTCCTTCGACGAACTTTGTTGCGTCGCTCCTCAATAGTGCTCGAGGGTGCCCCATCCTTTCGCGCCGTTTGCGAAAGGGTGGATTCTGACGGCGTTACGCCACAAGCCCCCTTCTCTTTCCTCACTCCCTTACTTCCTCGCCGTCGTCGCTTCTTCCTCTTTCACTCTCTGAATCTGTTGCCACGACCTTCGCCTGAGTCGCGGCACTTCCTCTATCCGTTCATCGCCGGTCTCCACCGGAGGAAACCCCGCCGTCCCCAGCAGCGAATTCAACATCGCGCGGTTCTCCGCCCGCAGCCGCGCCACTTCCTCCTCCAGCATCGCCACATACCGCGATCTGCAGACCTTTCGCAACCAACTCATCGACCCTCCGAACAGCCTTCCGAATCCGTTTGTAGCGGACGCTTTACGCGTCCATCCTGCTCTTCTAACGCGAACCAGGTCCGCACCGTGGCTTAAGCCCGTCACCGCACAGTCCGTAGCGCCGTGGCTTTAGCCCGGCATCTTTGTGTCTTGAGCGGCAGCCTTGCGGCCCCTAGTCTAGTCCTCACAAATATGCTGATTGATCGCGAACCGTATCCCGTTTTCCCTCACCACTGCGTCAATCTCCTCCCGCTCCATTTGCTCCCGCCAAACCTTCTCGCAACATTCCTTGGCGCTGCACTGGCTGCCACAGCCGCAATTCTCGAGCCCCGCCTCGCAAGCACTGCACACCCACCCGCACGCCTCAGCCGTATTCAGCTTCATACTCCGCCTGGTTTTCTTGGACTGCGGCTTGCCCTGGAAGGGCGATTCATCGCCGCTTTTACGGTTTCATCACAATCGACCGAAGCCGCCTGCACCCTCTACTCGATCTGCGCGAGTCTTATTCCGTTCCTCGCGTATCTCCGCGGCCTCTGCGCCTCTGCGTTAGTTTTCTTCTTTCGCTCGGAGTGAACCGAACGACCCGCTTTTTTCCATCACTTTCTTATTTCCTTATTCCCTTACCTCATTCTTCTGCCAAACTTCTTCGGCCCCAATTGCTTTCGCGCCTCTTCCTCCAACCGCGCCCGGTGAATCATCCGCGACGTCGGATCCTCGGCCGTAATCTGCCTTTCGATCTGCACATCCACCGGCATCCCCGGCACGAATCGCGGCCCGCACGCTTCAAATTTATTGGGCGGGGCCTGCCCCGCCCCGGGCGCACTTCGGTGTGCCCCAAAGCCGGCGTATCTCACGCCGGAAACTATTCCATATCTCGCCGCGTCCGCAGGATCATCCCCTTCCACCTTCCGGATGTCCTCCACGCGTTTCTCATCTCTCACGAGCTGCGGCAGGCCCTCAATCAGTTCCTTGCAATTGTCCGCAATTACCCAATCATCGTTCTCGAGCATCTGGTACATCAACTGCCATCCACCAATACGATCGTCATCTGCCGGTATCGGCCTAGGCAGCCCGTTCTGCTCCAGCACCTCTCCCACTTGCTCCGCAATCGACGCCTCGCTCGTCCGGTGCGCAAATGCATCCGGCGACATCACCACTTCGCGGATTCTCTCGTCCTTCGACATCTCCGCGATCGCCTGCCCCAGCATCCGCGGCGACAGCCCACTCTTCACATACTCCCGGTAAGTAACGATTCGCGGTCCACTCTTTGCTTCCTTACTTCCTTGCCTCCTCGCCTGGTCGTCTCCGTGGCCCTCTTCGTTCCTCTGCGTCTCTGCGGTGAGTCGGTGTCTTTCGATCGCTGGTCGCTGTTCGCCGATCGCTCCCTCCGGCGCCGCGCAGTGCCAATACACCGCGCTCGGGTGATGGAATCCCCAATCCACGGAAATCCACCGAGGCCACCATTCTTGCATCCGCATCGCTTCCGCCCGCGCCACGTGTCGCCACGGCTCAAACACATCGAAGTACTGCCCTGCGAACACGCTCCAGTCGCCTTCCAGAAACGCCTTCCGCAACTTCTCCGGAAGCGCCCCCAGGCTCTTCAAATAATTCTGATCGTTTGCGTAGATCGGGTTGTCTTCAATCTTCGCCCGGATGAACTCATAATCCGTCGGATCGTACTGCTCCGCTCGCTCATATCCCGGCGGCGGAGTCTTATCCACCCACAACGCCTTCACCCACGCATGCCCGATATTCCCCGGATTCGTCGCGCCGGCCATGCAGGGGACCACTTTCCTTCCCCGATTCGTGCCGGAAGTGTATGCCTGAATCGGGCAACGATTTCGAGAAGTCAGAAATTGCCATTGTTTGAGCGTGAAGTGCGTCAACTCATCGATGCCGATGAACAGATACTCCGCACCCTGATACTGATAGACATCATTTTCATTGCGGCAGTAGCCAAACCGGGTCGTGGAGCCATTGTTCCAGGTCACTACATGCTTGGCTTCGTTGTAGCTAACGTACAAGTCTCGCGGGACATCGCGGCGAAATTGCGCAAGCAAAGAACTTTCCAATTCGGGGTAAGTGCGGCGGAGCAACAAGGTGTCGCTTCCGGCGACGTCCAGGGCCTGCTGAATGCCCTCACACAATAACGCCTTGGTTTTGCCCGGTCCCGCTGCTCCGCCGAATAACCGGTACTTCGCCCCAGAGAGATGGAATTGCCTCTGCCGATCGAAGGGCGTGTACCAGACTCTCCCGTGCCCTCGCTCGCACCCTTCTTCCAGCCGCATCCTCTCCTCGCACCCTCTTTGGCTCTACGCTTGTCCCTGGCGAAGCTTTCTGCCCACAAAGAAAGAACTGATTCCGCCAATCAGGGCAGCGGCTGCGCCCCAGTGATGCAAACTCAAGACAATACCCAGTACCACAGCGGCCACGCCGCCGATCTGAGCAATCTCGCCGATGAAGATCACTTTCGCATTTCCCATTTCGCTGTCTCCTTATTCCCGCACGGGCCGAGGTACGCAGTCCGTCGCCGAATACTCTTCCTCAAACACTCGGCGCGCATTCTTCCCGTACTTCAATTCCAACAACTGCTTCAGCAATTGCTGTTTCGTCTTGACGTCTTTCTGCTCATCAGAAAGCAGGAACGCTGCTACCCGGACGAACTGTTCCAGTTCGTTCACCTGATCAACGAACTCGCTCGCGTCTTCTGGCAAGGCCAGTCTCGTTCGAGAACATTCAGGAGCGCGCCTCGCCTCATCGCCATCACCCCCAGCCAGATCAGCGAACCTCTTGCGGTCCGGAACGCGTGGGCCGGAGGGGGCCACACTCCCGTCACCGGAACTTCCGCTTCCGTCGTCAAATCCAGCCAAGATGTTCGGCGAAGCGTCCTTCGCCCCGCGATTCGACTTACGCGCTCCTTTGCACAGCAAGCGTCCGCTCCTCACGTGCATCTCTCCGAACAGCGGACCGTTCAGTGTCCGGAAAGTCCCAACACCTAACCTCCACGCCCTCCGCAAGCTCGCCACCAACTCACCTCCGCCAACGCCGTACAAACAAATTCATGCACGATTTTCCTTATTGATTTGTCATCCCGAGCCACGCGAGGGATCCGCTTTCTTCTTTCCACCATTCGCGATCCGTTTCGCGTCTCTGCTTTCCAAGCTCAGCACCTCATTCACCGGCTCCCGGTACACCAGCGCCCCCAGCATCGCCCCGAACACCGCATCTCCGTGCCGCTGGCAAAATGGCGTTCCCTCCTCCGCCTTCCGCACACACGGAACCCAAGCCGATCGCGATCCCGCAATCGGGTAATATGCGCAACATTTTTTCATTTTGAAGTGCAGCGATTCATCGCCGCCTTTCACATCGATCCGACAGCAACCCCGAATGATCTTGAGGGTGCCCCATCCTTCGCGTGGTTCTGCGCGAAGGGTGGGTTCTTACGATCAAAGGCCTGGGCCTTCTTCTCTTCGATCTTGGGCTGACGCTCAAGCGCCGAGCCGTCCTATCTTCCCGGGTATTGCCAACTCAGAACATCTCATCCTGAGGAGCCGTCTGCGAAGAAGGCTCTCAACCGAAATATCTTGACGCGCTCTAACCGATTCACAATTGCTGCTGGCGCGACGTCCGGCCACCTAAACAAAAAGCCCCAGCTCATCGCCGGGGCTTGGATACACTTTTCTACGTCCGCAAGTATACCATGGCGTTACTTGCTGTCAAGAGAAATATTCACGCACGGACAACTTTCTTCGCGAATCCCCGGCTCCCCTACGTTTCTTTTCTGTTGTTCCATTCTGGAACGACCGCTGCTAAATCCTTTTACTAAATCCCTCGTTTTCTTCTTGACTTCCCTTCATCACGCTCGCACACTGGCCGAGCCCTTAAGTCCTTTTCCCTTCCCCCAGAAAGAATTTCCATGTCTAACTTCTGTCACCAGATCAGTTTCACGAGCTCCGCTTGGCGCCGCCTGTTTGATAGCGAAGATCGATTCAAGTCCGTTCGCGCCCCTATCGACTCGCTCGGCGGCCAGCTCCAAGCCGTCTTTTTCGCGGTGGATTCCTACGACGTTCTGGCCATCTCGGATCTTCCGGAATCCGTATCCGCTTCCGATATCACCGTCGCTTTCTTCTCCAGCGGCGATGTCGCGCAGGTCCACACCACGCGTCTCCTGCACGCTTCCCAATCGCTAGACGCCCTCCGCAAAACCGGAGTCAGTCCGTTCCATCCCGCCCCTCACCACCGCTCTCTCTCCCTCTCCGCATCCTAAGTGGTTCCTTCAATCGGTCCGACTACTGACTACCGACTACCGACTACGAACTGCAGACCATCTCGATCGCCGTTCGCTGTTCGCCTATCACCTCTGGCTGATCACCAATTGCTGGTCACTGATTCCGACTGATATCTGCCATCCGCTATCTGCTATCTTTCTTCTGTGCCCGAACCCGCTCCCAAACTCGCCCGTATCCGCCTGCATCCCATCAAATCCCTCGATCCTGTCGAGGTTCCCGAAG